CTTCCGAATAGGAAGTTGTTGTAATGCTAAAAATCAATGTGCCAATACACTAGTGTATTAACAGTATACACTTTTGAACCTGTAATATCATAAACTCTTGTTTTCGCATCAACATCAAAAAGCAACACATTTGTACCAGTTGCTGATACTGCACTTTTAAACTTAATTCCATCAAAACCAAGTCTTTTAATATATTCACAGAGAAATTGTGTCGGTGCATACTCTATTTGATCTCCAAAATTAGGCTTAGAAAACTCTTCAGAAATTCTATGTAAGTCCGCAACTATAGAATACTCATCCTCCTTTATTTTTTCGGGCGAATATGTAAAATCAAATATCTTAGCATCTCTGATGATTTCTATAGTGGCTATGTTATACATTTTCTGCATCTGTGGCCGCATTTCCAATATTGCCGTTTTAATATCTTTTGCAGTATATAAATAGCTTATTCCTTTTGGATTAGCTCTCCCCTCTTTTGCATAAGCATTCGGCGGAGCATCAGAATTACTTTTATCAAAACCATAGAAGTCCTTTTTATTATTCAACAGATTATCTATTTTTTCTGTAATTCTTCTCCTCTTTTCCTCATCACCACATAGGTAAATGGACGCAATATTCATTGCTGATTCATTAAAAATGTCAGTAGCATCAAATTCTAAATTAGAAAACTCATCCTTCATTATCTCAGAAAGAGCTATTACCATATCATTTTTAAAGAAATCTTGTTCGGTATAATCTCGTGCACGATACAAAATATCACCTTTTGATATAGTACACGTTGCTTTTTCTGCGATATCAGATATCTTTTTTAGCAATTCACTTTCTGGAAAAAATCTGTTTTTTGTCTTTACTTCTTCTGCAAAACTTTCCCATAACTTTTGCGTATTGTAATCAATATACATCAATAGGATAAACAGCATAATAAACCAATACGTTGTTTCATCATCAAAATCCTTAAACGCTTCGATATTTTTATATTTGGATGCAAATTCTATCATTTCTTCTTTCGTAACAGATGCTTGTTCACTTATTGAATCATTTTTTGTTTTATTAATACTTTTCATTTTAAGCTAGTCTCCTACAATCCGAATTAGACTATCAATTACTATCGTGATGAAAAATTTTTTAATATTGTTTCATCATCATTTTCCATTGTTTCATCGGAATAATAACAAAAACTGATACTCTCATCGTTACTAAAATTGGTATATAAGGATGGTCTTAACAGTTTGGTCTTAACAGTTTGGTTTTATCAGCATTAAATTCGCTTCTATGCCCATTATTAGGATTTCTTCGAACTTTAATTACAATATATTTTACTTGGATCCTTCGAATCACTCTTACTCAAATCAAAGTGTGTTTCTGCAATGGTATTCAGTTGCTTAGCAATATCCGAAAAAGGCTTATTCAAATCTAATGTCCTGACCGAAATCTGGTTACCATGCATTTGATACACATTATCCGGTTGAATTTCCTCATCCGTTTTCGCATACAGCAGCATTCCGGAAACCTTGTGATCTTCGTCTCCAAATTCATAATCGCGATTCTTCACATACGTGAATATTTGGTACATATTGTTCGAATGGAGCGTGTGTTTTTCATACTGCGTTTGAGTTGTGTGACTATAATATTTCGCATCAATAATCAGTACGGTATTATCTTTTTGCAGATGAATATCACTCTGCATTACCGGCAGCATCGTTCTGATTCCATCGTCCACAGACCAAGGTATCTGAGAAGCACTGACTGACAGCTCAGGAAAATGCTTACTGTAATATTCAAGAATAAATTTCTCGTACAGCCTACACATACGTTGCTCATCCACAAAGGATGCAAGCCTATACTCTCCAGCATCTGTTGTGATAAGCATACCCTCAATTATCAGCTGACAAATGTTTATAAGCATCCGGTAGGTCTGATTGTTTCTCTGAAATCTGATGGATGACCATCGTATGGAGGTTGGTTCAATTAGATCAACGTTAGAAAAGAATAACATCTTCTTTTTCAGATCATCCCTGTACTCCGCCTTAACCTTTGCATTTCGCAGTAACAACATAACCGCCGTCTTGATTATTTGATTAAGAAGATTATTCTCAGACAACTCATCATAATCACATGTCAGTAGCTGCTTACGTGCCAGTCGATTCTTAATTGTTCCCGGCAGGTTAATCTTCCCGCGCATTACCGGAAGCTCCTCCTGACGGTTTATGTACTCCCGGTAGAGACCTTGTTTCAGCTGAATTCCAATTCCCTTCGCGAGAATCGCAGCCAATAGATCATACATCTCATCAAACGATTCAGCTGCTACATCATCATAGTTTTCCTGATTCAATGTTTGAAAAGCATAGGACAGCATATAATATATATTTTTGATGAATATGCTCTTATCTTTCGTCATTGAAATACACCGTGCAAGATATTCTCCCACCGCTGTAACTTTGAACTTTCGTCAAACCAGTATTCACTGAGCATCGGTAAAATATCAAAATCAACAACGTCCTTCATCCATTCTTCTGCGCAGTCATTCGCATTACAGAAATAGCTATGCCCTATGCAGAAGCCTTTACCCAGAGCCTTATCCTGAGCTATTTCCTTGTTGAGTTCCTTAATACGCTCAATGAGAGTGTTGAATGTTTCATTTGCAAAGCTATTCTGATAATTGATAAATCCTTCCGAATCAAAGCCTGGTTCCATATCGAAAAAGCTGAATCTACGTCTTAATGCATAATCAATCATTGCCAGACTTCGGTCTGCGGTATTCATCATTCCGATAATATGTAATCTCTTAGGTACTGAAAAACTCAGGCCATTATAAGCCAGCGTTGCTTTTTTATCTCGATAGTCTGCCTCTATCAGCATCAGCAGTTCTCCGAAAATCTTGCTCATGTTTCCACGGTTGATCTCATCTATGATGAAGAAATAGTCTTTATCTGGATGGTTTGCAGCCTTCTGACAAAAGCGATAGAAAATACCATATTTTAGCTCAAATCCATTTTCAACAGGCTTATAGCCCATCATGAAATCTTCGTAAGAGTAATTCTGATGAAACTGAACAAATTCGATACGATCGTCATCTACTTCGCCCATCACCGAATAGGCTAATCTTTTTGCTGCAAATGTCTTTCCAACTCCTGGCGCTCCTTGCAGAATAATGTTCTTTTTCTTTTTCAGAACCGCTGCAAGCCTATCGTATTTGGCTTCTGTCATATAGACTTCTCTTAAAAAATCTGTTTTCGTATATTCGGTATTGCCTTTCCCTGAAGGAGCCGGATTTTCCTCTCGGATCATGTCGATGATAAAATCATATTCTCCGCGTGTAAGCTTAAACAAGCTGCCCTGTGTCATAGAGAAATATTCCATTTTCTCAAGCTCTGAGCATTCTTTCAACGTCGAAAAATCAATAGGAGAGGAAAGGCCTTCTACTTTCTCAAAATAGATTTTCTGCCCATCTTGCTCCGCACTAACGCGCAGAATTGCAACGATCTGCTTTACTGGTGTCGATTCATAACCAATTACCATATCGCCAGCCTTAGCATCTAAAAAGTTCTGAAAAATCCTTCGTTTATTTCCATTATCGTTATAAAGGGTATAGTCCTGAACCTCACCAATTGGCATACTGGACATACTCCATATTTTAGGATTTGCATTTAGAAACCAGTAGCGCAACCCTGATGCATCGTTCTTCAGAAGTTCTTCTTTTGTAATGTTGAAATATGGTTTTAAGATGTAGTCTTCAAAGAGCTGCGTTTCACTTTTGGAAACAACAATGCAAGTCGAGTTTTCGTTTGGCGTCCACCACTTTTTATTTCCAGAATAGGCACTTGTATCACGAGACTCCGTAATAACCGTATAGCTTCTCTCATACCAGCCATCCTGCTTTTCTGGATTTTCATTTACTTCATCCGAATCAATACGTCCTAAAAGCCGTATGCTGTTTCCGCGGCACAAATAGAAGAAATCGCCTTTCTTCATTGTAGCCATAAAATCTTCGCCCTGAGATACTTTTGATTTACCCTTTGCAGCTGTATCCTTATGTACCACAATTACTTGTCTTTTTTCAAATGCTGCTGCCTCTACATCAGAAATACAGTCATTACCATGGCTTATCTTCCAGAAATTAGGCTCTAAATTTGCATACAAATTCACCTTAGACAAATCAACTCGTCCAAGAGCTTCTGCAAGCTCATCTCTAAGCTTCCAAACATAAGATCCTTCTTCATCCTTCTTGGCAGCCTTGCCAACATAAAGAACTGACCACCATTTACTTTCATCGTTGTCCCGCGACATTGTTGGGCAGTTTGTTTTATTTACAATTCTTCTGGCCAACGCTGATGATCCTGAATTATAGAAATTCTTACTTTCCCCATATTTTATCGCAAGTTGAGTGCAGGTAGCCTTCCCTCCATAATCAAGAATGCGCTTCATTATTTCAAGGCTACTGTCTGTAAATATATCCGCATCATTAAGCAATACTTCCCAATCATCGACTGATAATGCAGGAGTATAATCTGTCGGCCACCATTCATCTGATGTCGGTGCAGATTCATCTTTATTCAGGTATCGACTTATAAAGAATCCAACATCAATTGTCAGTGTTTTTAATTCTGGATCTGGATAGCATGTTCCCGTTATTTGTGATGCAAGCATATTTTTGAGTTCTTCATCTTGATTCAACTCGTCACAGATTTCATTATAGAAAGCAAAGAAATTACGAATGTTATCTGCATACGCGCCCTTCTTGAACGTATAATCGCTTTCCAGCTCATTGGAAACTGCCTTGATCTCTGTAAGTTTATAAATGTAATACTTATCCGGATAACGCAACCATAAATAGGTGCATATCGCATTCTCATACTGATAATGCTGTGCCGCGCCATTGCCATATCTTTCAAGAAGGCTATTCGATTTCTGCTTGAAGGAGTCGATACGTTCATACACATCTTTGCCTTCATCAAAGAGCTCGATGAACATTGCTCTGACTTCTTCCTGTGCTATCTCCGCAAACTTGATAATCATTTTGGCCGGAAAGTTATTTACTGAAGCCAGCAGATTGCCTGTCTGCGACAATGCCTTTGTAAGCATTGCCGCAAAATCATCCGCATTAACATCCCAGTTCACCTGAAAGCATTTCACAGCTTCCCACTTATATTTTTCGTCCGGCCACTGTGTCTGTATAAATCGTTTCTTGTATTCAACAAGCGCTGACTTTAGTCGCATTTTATTGAACATTACAAATCACCACCTTATCATTTTGCATTACGAAGACTCTTGTATATCTCATCTGAGAAAATACCAAGAACCTGCCGCTTCATCTCATCATTGGAGAGAAGCATGGAGAAGAAGTCCTGATTCTGTGACAATCCCTCAATCAAAGCGTCATCAATATCATCAAAATAGGAAAACTCAAAATCCTGCTGCGTATTGTTGCGTGCACTTGTCTTCAACTTTTCTGACTTCATCAAGATACCACGAATTTGCAGCATCGCTCTAACCACTAAATCATTGTCATAATTCTTACCGGTGCGGCTGTTAATTTCATCTATGATCTCAGATAGTCTCTTTTCCTTGTCTTCTGTCAACCCAAAATGCTCTGCTGTCGGGAGCTTCATAACCGGATTGGCAACAAGATCAGCCGACTTATGCTCTTCGCCCTTCTTCTGTACGAAATTAGTAGCCTTAATCTTTCCATCCAGATTAAAACCACCGCCTGGATGTTTGATATTAATATAAGCCAACAGATACGACACAAAATTATATTTCTTATGTAAGTCTGTATCTTCAAAGCTGGACACCTGCAGCAGAAATTCATAGAAGCGAACAAAACTTCTCATATCAGCTACACACTGGCGCTGCGTATTGTATTCATAATGTTCCATCAGCTTCTTGCTCTTCTGAAGGAAAAAGGTTAGTCTCTGTTTCTGCTTACCATTCACTTTGTCAGCATACAGGATATCATTAGCCGCTTCGATATCCGCAGGATCTAATATGCCGTAAGCATCAATCTTAGCTTCTTGATCATATACCGCACTCGGTGTTACAGAATTGGCCAGTAATGTCGTTGTATAAAATGGCGCGAAAGCAGATTTGATATCTTCATAGCTATTTACAAAATCCAGCACGAACGTCTTTTTATCATAAGGTGCACAGATACGGTTTAACCGGGACAACGTCTGTACCGCATTAACACCTTTCAGCTTTTTCAGAACATACATGGCACAGAGTTTCGGCTGGTCAAATCCGGTCTGATATTTATTTGCTACCAGGAGAACCTGATATTTATCCGTATCAAATTCCTTTGTAAGACGATCCTCTGGAAATCCATTCAAAGAGCTTTCCGTATGCTCCTGCTCATCATCCGGAAGCTTTACTTTTCCAGAGAATGCCACCAATGCATGAATGCCCTCGTATCCTTTCTTCGCAATGTAATCTTCAAATGCCTGACGATACTTTACTGCACTCTGACGAGAAGCGGTAATCACCATTGCCTTAGCCTGGCCGCCTAATTCCTGCATGACTGTGGTGCGGAAATGTTCTACAATCACTTCTACACGCTGCGCAATATTGGTATCATGCAATTCTATGAAACGTGCAATCTGGCGTTTCGCATCATTGGTTTTACAGCGCGGATCATCCTCAATTTCTTTGTTAATCTGATAGAAAGTAGAATACTCCGTATAATTCTGCAGTACATCCAGGATAAATCCCTCTTCAATCGCCTGCTTCATGGAATATACATGAAATGCTTCCTTCTGGCCCTTTGTGTTCTGATGCCCAAAAAGCTGAATCGTGGTAGGCTTCGGTGTTGCTGTAAAAGCAAACATCGATACATTGGCCTGCTTACCATTCCGCTTGATTTCACTGGAAATCATATCTTCCACATCCGCTTCCGTATCTTCTCCGGATCCAAGCGTCATCGTAATAGCAGCCATATCCTTACCGGCTGTCGAAGAATGCGCCTCGTCAATGATGACGGCAAACCGCTTGTTCTTCAGATTAGCGACACTATCAACGATATATGGGAATTTCTGAATCGTTGTTGCAATAATCTTTGTATTGCCATTCAGCGCAATCGCCAGGTCTGCGGACACACACTTATCATCCATCACACGGATGAGTCCCGCCTTGTGTTCCATACCCATGATGGCTTTCTGTAGCTGCCTATCTACAACAACTCGGTCTGTAACAATAACCACATTGTCAAAGATAATCTTGTTGTTGGCATCATGCAGTGAGGTTAACCGGTGTGCCAGCCATGCAATAGAGTTAGTCTTTCCGGATCCTGCACTATGCTGAATCAGATAATTCTGTGCTGTTCCATTTTCGCGAACATCTGCCAGTATCTTACGTATAACATCCAGCTGGTGATAACGTGGAAAAATCAGATTTTCCGAGCGCTTCACTTTTCCGGTTTCTTCATCGACCTTTTCTTTTACTTCCACAAAGATAAACTTGCTGATCAGATCGAGAATCGTATCCTTTGTAAGAATATCTTCCCACATATAGGACACACTGTATTTATCCTTAAATGCCGGATTCCCGGCTCCTGCAGTAACACCATGACCCTTACCCATGTTAAAAGGCAAAAAGAATGTGGCCTGACCATCAAGTTTAGTGGTCATATACACTTCTTCTAAATCCATAGCGAAGTTTACAAGTGTTCCGGCTTTGAAGCGGAAGAGCCTCGTCTTCGGATTACGGTCAGTACGGAACTGATAGATAGCATCCTGATAAGACTGACCTGCCGCATTACATTTCAGTTCAAAAGCCATAATCGCCAGACCATTCAGGAAAATAACTACATCGATTCTTTCCTTGTCACTGGCCCAAACCTCCTCCATCACAGAAAAAATATTCTGGCTGTATTTTTTTGTCAATTCCGGATTAAAGGTAGTCGCGGGCTTCGTATACATGAGCTCGATCTTCTGATTTGAAAGCTCAATGCCATGCTTCAGAACCTCAATCAGACTGCCTCGTGTCTTCGTAGTCTCCGCATTGATGAAGCTAACAATCGTCTCTTCCAGATCGTCTTTGTAAATTTTACGCAGATAATCCATTGTATCAGGCTGTGTATCGTTCAAGAATTTAAAGAGCATCTCACGATCCACTGCATAATAGCGGTCAAAATTTGTAGCCTTACGGACTACAAAACCATTGTCCTTCTCCAAACGCTCCAGAAGGAACCCCTGGTATTCCTTCTCTGAAACAATGGAGGTCTGATGAATCAGGCGCTTATGGTATTCTGCGGCTCTTTTTGCAGTACCGTCGGTATCCTGCTGTTCCACATGAAGCTCAAGTATATTTTTATCATCCATTCGCTTTAAGCCTCCTCTCTGATCCATCTGCCAGTTTTCAAATCGATAAACTCATCCAGCTTGATTTTTCCTTCAAAATCCGCCCCGTATTCACCGGCACGAGTCTGGTCATCAAACTTGAAGCTGTTGTTATAGTATCTACCAGTCTTGGTTTTCCGAATCAGATCATTGTCCATCATAAACTGAATCACACGCTTATGATTCTCAATGTCATCACCATTCAAGTAAAAACAGATCACTCCAGTCGGAGCAAGCTGCACTTCCATGTCAGTACACTTGCACTCATAGCATACTTGCTCCGCAATGGCCTTCTCGCATATCTGCTGTGCAAAGGACTGATCTTCAAAAAAATACATCCATTTACCACATTTATGCCTTTCGAGCTTTGCCTCTTCACTGGAAAGAAACCAGTACCATCCGCCTTGTCTGATCATATAACTGGCACCTCCTTCTTTCCTGTAACGTATTCGTAGATTATAGATTTTTTGTATTCGGCAAGTACGTCTAATTGCTTCTTCTTATCCTCGATACAGCTATTTATCTCAATGCATTTCTTGTCCAGAATAGAAACTATCTCTTGTTGCTCTACCATGTTATCTGTATAAACAAATTTAAGATTTGCATTTTTACCCACAGAAACTCTTTTTAATGCAGATCCCGCAAGCAACGACCGCAACTGTTCTTGGACAAACTCAGACATCAGACAATATTTCAAATAATAAGGGTTGATTTTTTTCATATCCGGTCTAATGATGACTAATGATGACGCAATTACAAATTTTTCATCAGTGCGAACAACCGTTGTCTTTCCTATTGTTCCATCTTTGCTTATGAGCACATCGTTTTTCTGCGGACTACAGCCAGTCTTCACAAAAGTTTTAAATTGTTCTCCCGTAATTAACAGACAATGATCAAAATCAAGATTTCCATAATCATCCATATCAGTTACAGAGAGAAATTTTTCTTCGCTGCTTGATGTATCCGGCGTAATATGAGCACCATCTGTGATAAGCTTGGCAACGTGTTTTACTCTGCTTATTTCCCAATTTTGAGGAATTCCACCTATGTATTCTCCACTATCCTTCATCTCTACATCTGGATTCAACCCCTTGGTTACCACTTCAGTAATGACGGAACGCTTATATTGCTCCAGAATATCAATCTGAGTTTGAATATCTGCTGTGAGAGCATCAATCTCGGCACACTTGGCGTCGAGGAAATTCGCAATTCTCTTTTGCTCTGTAATTGTCGGATACACAATATACTGTTTTTTTAGCTCAGCAAAATTTAATATTTTGCGAACTCCTCCACCCATATTATGAAATGCTTTACAGCTATCATATGCCTTTAACAAATATGTAAAGAACTGCGTGGAAATATCATCATCTAAAATCGGTGCAAAGGCAATATATGCTGATGTGATAATTCCACGTTCCTTGACAAGCGCCACTCTTTGAGTTACAAAATCAAAATTAAGATTAAGACCGTTAAGCATTATCGTGCCCGGGTTCACAACCATGTAATTCAAGATGGTATTTGCAACATAGTCGTCATCATCTGCATCAAAATTATCCTTTTTAACTATATTTCCATATGTAAATTTGAGTGCATTTTTTTCAATTCCAAGTTTATTTTTCTCCGTTACTTCTCTAAACTTTGCTCGAATTGGTTTGACATCCCAAGAAAATGGAATTTGCCCTACCCACTCAATACCGCTGTCTTTCATCTCTCGCATATCTTCACCGCCTTACTCGAACAACTTTGACACACGTTCAGAAACTGAAAGCTCTAGATCCATAAACTTCACTTCCAGTTCTTCACTAGGTGTTGGCTGCTGATATTTGTAGAAATAGCGTGTAAACGGAATCTCTGCACCGGTCTTTATGACTGGTTTCTTTTTGCCCAGATCCTCTTCAAAGAATGCCTTAGCATCCGGGACATGCGGCAGTACTTCTCTCGTCATATAATCGTCGATGCTTTCTTCCCATTTCACCAGCTCTGTATCTTTGGTTTCCTTATCATAGAGAATATTGCCTTTTTTGTCTTTCTGAATTTCAGCATCCTTATCCATGACAGACAAACCATCCGCAACCTTATCAAGCAGCTTCTTATCTGCTGTTGCATTGGCAAGGACCTTTGTCAGAACCGGCATAAATGCTTTCGGTGAATCATAAACCTGCTCTGATATTGCCGCCTGCATCGCCGCAATGATTGCTTCGTAGAGTGGCTGGTTATTCTGATAAGCCTCCAACTTCTTTAAATCCTTACCGGACAGCTCTTCCATATTCTCCAGTTCATCCACCTTTGCCTGGTCGTAAAGGGAAGAAAGAGAGCCTTTTGACAGCATTGCTTCAATTCTATCTTCTGTAATGGCATAGCTTCTCTGAAGAGGCTGCATCACCGTGTACTCGCGGTAGATAAATTCCTCATTTTTATAGATCTTGCAATACTCATTTTCAGCGAAATCTGCATATAGTTTCGTGATCTGCGTACGATTTCCCGATGAAATCTCGTTTTTCTTATTGCCCAGTGCCTTTCTCAATTTTCCATAAAAACCAGACGCATCGATCAGCTGAATCTTACCTTTTCTTTCACGTCTCTTATTCTTAGAAAGTACCCAGATGTATGTAGCGATACCTGTGTTGTAGAAAAGATCCGTAGGTAGTGCAATAATTGCCTCAATCAGATCGTTTTCCAACATCCAACGACGGACCTGGCTTTCTCCGGAAGCAGTTCCACCAGAGAACAATGGACTACCGTTTTCAATAATGGCGGCACGACCAAAATTGTCGTCCATCTTATCTATAGCAGACTGCAAAAACAACATCTGCATATCACCAGAACCAGGAAGTCCCGCGCCCCAACGTCCGTCAAAGCCTTTTGTATATTCATCATTGACGGCCTGCTCTACACCTTCTGCTGCATCTTTACCACCCCACGGTGTACCGAATGGCGGATTTTCAATGACGAAACGCATCTTGGTTCCCTTGAATCGGTCAGCTTTCATCGTGTCCTGATAGCAAATGTTTTCTGCGTTCTGACCTTTAATCATCATCTCAGCTAAGCAGATAGCGTATGATTCCGGATTAATTTCCTGTCCAAACAGACGCACATCCGCAGACGGATTATAGCGCTTGATGAAGTTGTAGCTGGTGGAAAGCATACCGCCGGTTCCACACGCCTGATCCAATACGGTGATGACCTTTCCATCGTCAAAGATATCATCACAGCCTTCTGCCAGCAGAATATTGACCATCAGCTTGATGATGTCTCTGCCAGTGTAGTGATCACCGGCCTCAGCATTTTCTGAAAATCTTCTGATTAAATCTTCAAAGATGTATCCCATCTTTACGTTATCGATTGTCACCGGATTCAGATCCAGTTCCGAGAAGGCTTTCACCACACTGAGCAGACGATTGTTCTTGTCCATTTTGTCAATCTGCTTATCAAAATCCAGACTCTTAATAATGTCCTGAATGTTTGCAGAAAAACCTTGAATGTAAGATTTAAAGTTTGCAGCCAAATGATCCGCATCATTTACCAGCTCTGCAAGATCAAACTCACTGGTGTTGTAGAACTGATATCCGGATACACGATACATCGCCTTTGCCGGATATGCCGGATTCGCCTTGAACTGGTCTACTACTTTCTGTTTTGTTGGTGCCAATGCACACTCAAATCTACGGATGATAACCATCGGAATGATGACATCCTTGTATTTATCACTCTGGTAAGTACCGCGCAGCTTGTTTGCAATAGACCAGATAAAATTCACCTCTGTAGAAACGTCAACAGGGGAGTCGTCCCACATTGCGTCAATTGTCTGCTTTTCAGCCATTACTGTATCCTCCATTCATCGGGATCTGATATCCCTGACTAAATTCATTTTAATTCTTATCGTGTCCCATAATCAGGACTCCGTATTCATCATCATTTTGTAATGCTGTTCCTGCTGCATTGCCTCAAAAATCATCTTGAACACTTCTTTTATCTGCTCTGCATCAAATCCTTTATAGCTACATCAAATGTTGGTCTAAGTGTTTTGCTTTGATTCCAACAGGCTTCCTGAAATACTCCTAAGGCGCCTTCTTTTTCCTTTCTCTTTGATTCAGCTGCTACGGACTTCTTTTTATACTTTTCCGCAACCGAACTCTTATCAGCTTGAAGAGCCTCTATCTTTTTTTGCACTTCTATGTTTGTTTCGCAAACGGTAAATGCACCGGCCAGATTGCCATAGTTGGCGAAATTGGCATCAATAAATTCTGTATTGTATGTAAGCACATCATAGTCTGATGCTGACTTGCTATTTTTCCATTCTATTCCTGTATTATCACGAAGAGATCTGGCTATTGTGGATTTTCCCGCACCTCTTTTCCTTTATTCCGTAATTTTCCCTGTTCTAACCCACTCATCAACTTCGGAAATTTTAAACTTATATCTCTTACCTGCTTTGTAAAAAGGCAGCTTTCCTTCTTTTATCCATGTCCTGACGGTATCCTGGCTGAGACTCAAATGTACTGCTACATCCTCAAGGTTTACCCATTTTTCTACGTTCATTTCTTCGTATTCCTTGCTCATTTTCTACCTCCATTCATTGCTACCTGCGAGCTGTATTACATAGAGAAAACTTGAATTCCCCCGCAGGCCTAATTCAAATAAAAGCTCATTTAGTTTCTGCTGTGGAATCGAATTCAAAAACTGATAGTATATCTTTATTCCATTATCTTGAACTTTTATATCGGTGATAATTCCATAGTGAGCATAATGCGCTTCATTGGTTTTCCCATAACTATGGTTTTCAGTGGCTATTGCCAAAAGGAAAATAAGTGCCTCCTTTGTTTTGGCAACTCTTATATTCTGACGTATTCCCTTTAATGGTTGCCATCGCACTTTCTAGCGGTTCCTGAAAATCAGGCACCAAGACCTTAGATAATCCTATCAATACTTCTGGTTCAGACAGCCCGTCCTTTTCTCCCGCGTAATGTTCTCTTACTCCGGCCCGTGGCTTTCTATCTTCAAGCAGTAAGGTGAAAAACGTGCCGCCACAGAGTCTTATATTCTCACTATTTGTCATTGATTGTGCCTCTTTTTCAAAATCCCAACTCTACTAACTCTGCCAACTATGACACGTTAACTCAAGCAACTATTGGATGTCCTTGTGAGCAAATCACAGGGACTTTTTTATTTTGATGCAGGATTTTCTCTGGTATACAAATCAGACCAAACCCCAATAAACCTTAATAAAGTATATCACAATCCACACTTCTTTTCAATTGCACGCAACGTTTTGTGATGATAGGAAGATAAGAATTTCGTGATAGCCAAATGCCCCTGCGATTGCTCAACAAAACCAATCACAGGAGGAAAATTTATGGCAAATCACAAAAATCTTAGTACACCATTCATCTATCTTCGCTCTACAGGAGAGAAGATCTCTGTCATAAAGGAACAGCGTGATGCTTTCTATAAGGAGGCCGACCGCATCCGTCATAAAGAGCAACACCATCATCGTTGTATGTGTCGCAAAAAACATCTCTGGGAGTGCGATGGAGACTGCATCGGATGCAAATATCATGCAGCCGGAGATACGCTTTCACTCGACATTCCTACCGAAGACGGTGAAGCCAATATGTACGACTGCATTCCTGATTCATCACCATGAATGGAAAATGTAATTGCAGACAGGTTCCTTCTCGACCAGCTTTTTAATAGGTTGAGAGAACTTGATCCGGATGCTGATACCATCATTCAGTGCTGGCTTGATGATTACAAGATCTCAGATCGTGCAATCGCCGAGAAGCTTGGCCGCAAGCAGCGTACCTTCGCTGATCAGATGAAGAATATCCGCACGGAGCTCCGTAAAATCCGTGGTTATTAATCCTACATATCATATGTAGCAATTCATCCCTCTTGCACAATATGCAACAGTTCAAACGGAAGGCTCTCGTACTGTAGAGAGAAACATTGATTGCTACAGCAGCGGTCATATCAGTCACAAGCAGGCAATTGAAAAAGTAGCATTTTGGTTCTGTATTCTAAATGTATATTTTAACTTTCAGAATATAGGACATACACCATTGCAATCCCTACGAATTTTCTTGTATTTAAAACACCAATATCGGCGAAAAAAATACAAAAGCAGGTGATTTTGTCTTATAGAAATGCTTTATTTTCGCCAAGTACGCAAAAGAAATTCCGTACAAAAATTCCTGATTTCGGAACTTTTTTGTACGGAATCCAATGTTTTTATACTATTTACACCAAACTGACTTATCAGTTACTTCTTCTGTCGTGTCAGGAGCGTGACTGCTTCGCAGTGCCATGAGTTGCCAATAAAGATGCACAACCCCTGGCTTTCCGTTAAGCCTTGGATTTAAAAAGATGCAGAATGCTCCCTTTCGGAGCCTGCTAAACGGCATACTTTATCGTCCTGCATGCCAATGTGTTTCATTAACACATAGAAAAAGATAAGATGTGTACTTTTGACAAGCCATTGAATGGCTCTAAGTGATTTGATATTCTGCTCTCTTCCTATGGTCTATCCTCAACATGGATATTCTACCATAGTTTTGTCTGTTTCGGAAATATAATTCCGTATAAAATGGGCAGAAGAAAACCTCCAAATCTTCTCTGACTTGGAGGCTTGATTCCGACCATTTACTCTTTGAAAAATTTCAATATCTTTGCTTTGCTGTCAACCAGCATATGGAACACTCGAAGTATGTAAACCGTTTTCTCCGGCTCATCAATCAGAAAGTATATTTTATAGTTTTTATAATAAGTCTTTCTGATGCCGAGTTTTTCCAGTTCCTCATCTTCGTCAAATTCATGGCTTTGCGGAAATATACTAAGGTTATTTATTGTTTTCCTGAATCCTCTTGCCATATTAATTGCTGTTTCCGGCGACTTTAAGTCAAACGCAATATAATCTGTCTGATCTTGAATGTCATCTTCAGCCATCGGCAAGGTAATCACTTTGTAATTATGCATGAGAGTATCTCTTCTCCAGTTCATCGAAGAATTCGTTACAGTCACGACCTTTGCCTGCAGCAATGTCCTGATAGCTCTCAAGCACCATTTTCCGAACCTGCATCTGATTCTCATCCAGTTCTTTTTGATACTCTAACATCTGTTGTGTCGGACTCATACAAATCACCTCTTTCTTTATTGTATATCTTTAACCTTAGTATACTCAAAAATCCTTGTTAATACAAGAATTTAATGTTCAAAAATTTCTTTCCAATCATGTATTTCTTTTATCTCTATAATCTCATCTGCTGGAACATTATAACTATCCGCAAGTCTTACCATCGGATTTGAAACATAAAAATCTGATGCAGTTTTTTTATATCCCATATAGCACAACAGATATTGCATGATTTTCTGTGTCTTCTCTTGGGATGTCATATTGGGATTACTCCCATCAAAAACCATATCTCCTATTTTAGTTTCAACAGTTGCTAAATAACATGTCTTCTTCTCAAAATATTCTTGCTGAATATCTCGTCTGTCTAAGGACACCATAATATCCGAAAAAATTTCAGGCATTCCTGTCAATCCTGTATAACTATTATCCATCCATTCGGGAAAGAAAAATCCATTTACACAAGAGTCATTTGCTCTATCCAACCTATTTCGAAGTCTTGCTTCCATTGGTTTATCGAAAATCTTTCTATTTCCCTTATAATATACTGCAATTCCATCCTCACGTTTAAACAAAATATCATGCTTTTTACACAATTGTGTCATTGGGTTATCTGCCAGTAGTACCTCTTCAAGATTATCGATTTTGAACTCTCCCAATCTTTGTTCGGTGAGCCTTGTTGTAACATGATAAAACACTACTTCATTGAGAACAAATTCGTCTTTAGTTAAGTTAAAGTAATCATAAAATATGCCCGTATCAATCTCCCAATAATGCTTGCACACATAATCTGGCATAGTTTTCGCCCAGAAAACTTCAAGAGCTTCTTTTCTTGTTCCTAATATATTTCCTAACGATTTACATATTGTTTCTTCACTTCTTGTGTCTAACATCTGTATCCTTCTGCTATTCATATTCTAAAAACACCTCTATCTTTGACGGCTCAGCTATCTTTCCTGGCAATAAAGAACCAAATTCACAAGCCTTACATAAACCGGCTGCTAAAAACCAGTCGATTATCTTCATATTTTGATAGACTCTTTCAGGTATCTTATGCATCAAGTAGTCACTGTGCGTGTAACCGCTATATTCCAGAATTTCTTCATAATTATAATATGCTCTTTCATAGTTACACACACAATAGGCTTCTACTTCCGACATATTTACCACAAATTGTAATATATATGTCTTCTTTTCCTGCTCTCTCCATTTATAAGATAGTGCATAAGGTAATTTGCGATTTGTCTTTACTTTTATTTTTCCTAATAGCTGATCTAAGGTTTCAAGGATTTCCGGATTCAAGTGAATGACAGAATATCTCTCCATATCTTCTTTCGTTCCAGATACAAAAAATTCTAGTGTTCCGCCCAATTCATACAACTTGCGTCCAACAAAATCCATTTTTTCTCTTATATCGCAGCGTTCGAAGACTCCGCATCGGATTTCTTTATTCTCAATACAAAACAAGCAAGGATCGTCACTAGTTGTAATTACATAATCCTGTCCGTCAACAATTAAGCGTTTCCCTTGCACATCGAATACAACCTGATTTTCATATAAAAATCTCTTTAACACCGTATCTTCAGTAAGCACTCCTACTAAATCCAGCAATCCTTTCGTTTTAACATCCTCTAGTCCTTCTTTTGTCAATACGGTCATATGCCTACATACTATATCTACATTTGCACAGTCAAAATTCGTTAAGTTAATACCGAACTTGACTATAAAATTCTCAACCGTAATATCAGCCGGATTATCAAAACTGCTTATATATTCTATAACCTTGTCCTTCTCTAAACGAAAGTAGTCTACCAGTTTTTGTATATTATCCTCTATCGAATCATCAAAGAAATTAAAAATTATCTTCTCACTCACTTTTGTTCCTTCTTTCACATATTCATAAAACAATTATAATTCCACAATCGCCCATTTACAACTTTCTTTCGTGTACACCAGCTTCACGGTTTCCATTCTTCCGCCGAGGTTTATTCTGCATAAATGTTCCACCGTCTGGATGCCGGAGTAACTCTTTTCTTCCGACGCCAGTAACTGTATTTCCCGTATGGTATGCAGCATCCCTTCTTCGTCCATGACTTTGATTATCTTTGGTATGGTTTTTCCCTTGCTTGTAAACCAACACTCACAGGCAATCTCCCGCTGGATGCCACGCAGGGCGCCGTTGTCGGTGTGGTCCGCTATATCTCCCAACCGGAATCCCATTTACATCACCTTCTCGTTTTTATAATCCACTGTCCTCTTTTCTCTGGAAATGCCGCCATTCATGTGGTCTACTCTCGTCTGTTTCAAAAATGCTGCCCTCTGGATTGCATCCATACCATATTTCTCCCGGATGCTGTCTACCGCCCGGTCTAGCTTTTCCAGTTTCTCATAGTCTGTATCATCAAAAAGGGAAAGCTGTCTGCTGCCACTATTTTGTGATACCCTGCTGGTGTGTATCCCCAAATGCCGTATTGCTCTGCCGTCCCATAATTCGTCAAATAACCAGCAGGCAGCATCGTGTATTTCTTTTGTGATATTGGTTGCCGACTGCAGCACCATCTGATGGGATGCATAAGTCAAATCATAGAAGCGGATGCTGATTGCAACCACTTCAATTCTTACATCATCTTTCCGCAGTCTCTTTCCAACGGTTTCAGCCAGAGAAAGCAATACCATTTTTGCGGTACTGGCATCTGTGACATCAAAGGATATGGTGGTTGAATTTCCGTATCCTTTATTATCCGCTGGCACCGGCTCTACAACAGATACATCTCTGCCGTTTGCAAAATCCCAGATTACCTCTCCATGCTTTTTTAACACACTTTTTAATGTATTAACATCGGTCTTTGCCAATTCTCCGATGGTTCGGATGCCAAGTGAATTCAGTTTTCTTTCTGAAGCACCGCCTACAAAGAACAAATCCCGGACCGGCAGTGGCCACATTTTCTTTTCGATTTCCTCCGGGAACAGGGTATGCACCAGATTCGGTTTCTTGAAATCACTCGCCATTTTCGCCAGCAGTTTGTTGCTTGATACCCCCACATTCACCGTAAATCCAAGCGTCTGGCATATCTCATCTTTCATGGTATTGGCAGCAATCACAGGGCTTCCAAATAAGCTCTCTGTGCCTGTCATATCCACGAATGCTTCGTCTATGCTGTACTGTTCCACCTGTCCGGAATACTTCCTTAAAATCGCCATAAACGCCTTCGAGCTTTTTTCGTACAATTCGTAGTTTGGCGGCACCAGCACCAGTTCCGGACATTTCCGCACAGCATCTACCACCGGCTCTCCTGTCTTTATATGATACTTCTTGGCCGGAATGGATTTTGCAAGAATGATACCGTGTCTCTTTGAGATATCGCCTCCTACCGCAGATGGGATAGTCCGCAGGTCAAGTTTTCCACCTAAGTGCCTGATTCTGTACACAGCTTCCCACGATAAAAATGCACTGTTTACATCTATATGAAAAATAACTCTTCTACTCATATCCTGCCTGCTCCTTTCCACCCTATTCTGCTCTATTCTGCTTTTCGTCAGAGAGATAAACAGACAAAAGTTCTCACACTCTTGCCTGTTTCTTTTCTGTGTATCCTATTCCTTGTTTTTAAATTATATCAGAACATTTGTTTTGTGTAAATACATTTTAGAACGTTTGTTCTTTCCATGTATTTCCATAGATTATACTCTACATCCCTTGCATCAAGAAGTCCCCTTTTTCTTCTCCCATATCCTGTTCTTCTGTATCAGCTTCATTCATCTTTAAATTTTCCACAGCCTCATTCCTTTGTTCGTTTTTCAAACTTCTACTCATGGCATACTGGATTGTAATTCTAGTATAATCATATCCAATCGGATTCAGCACTTTTTCGCACATCATTCGTATCAGTGCCTCTGTATCAAACTTTGCCTCAAAATAGAGACCTTTATCTATTTCCAACGGCACATCCATTTCTTGTGGATTCTTACCGAGTATGACTCTCTGCCTGCCTGACACAATTCCGCTTATCCGCATCAGACGCTCATGCATTTGCGGCTGACGGTTACACTCCTCTAAGATTATCTTTACCGCCTTTTTCCATGTTGGTGCTTCTACACATTCCCCGGAAGCGAACCGAACTGCCAGCGGCTTCTTTCCTTTAAGCACTGCCGGATTTCCCCATCCAAGCTCAAAACATTTTATTTCGATTTCTGGATTTTCATCACATCTGCCGGTCTGAAACATCGCAATCGCATCATCACATTTTTGATTGACCAACGCAATCAGCTCCGCCCGCATTTTTTCTACCATCTCTATACTTTTCATATAAATTACTCCTCGCATCACTGTTCCTTTTCCTGCTGTACTTACGCCAACAATAAAACGCCCGGCACTCCAGGCATTTTATTGTTGGCGTAAGCACAGCAGGATTGATTTTACAGGCAGGAATCACCTTTTCCTATTCCGTTGTCATCCCTGCCTGAAATTCAGTCATATCTGATTTCCTGTTCCATGACAATTCCCGACTGGAACTGTATCAGCAGCTTGTCCTCTGACACCACTTTGATGTTTGCTATCAGTCTTCGTACAAGGTCATTATCAAATTCCGGCATCTGGTAGGTCTGCTGTTTTAGGAAATTATCCATATCCTGCACTCTCCGGTTATAGCTTTCTGCCAGTTTTTTCTTTCTTCTGGCTTCCAGTTGTTCCTCTTTTAAGGTACTGATTTCCTCTGCGATCCTGCGGTACCTTTCATCGAATTCGTCTGTGTAGGAACTGATGGCGGCATTCTCTGCAATCAGCGACACCATCTCTTCCTGTTTTGCCTTGATTTTTTCATCGTATTCGTCCGGTTCCTGCTCCCTTCCGTAGCTTCCGATTACCCGGATGACATTCTGTCTGAGTGCAGATGCGAAGTTTCCATCATTGCAGGTGATCCGATGGATGGCTTCCATGACCGTCCTGTTTAATATTCCTTCTTCCAGTGTGACGGAATCCTTACAGTATTTGGTGCCGTTGGTCAGGCGGTTGCTGCATCGCCAGACTATCTTTTTCTTTCCGTTTCTCGCCCAGGTGACTCTCCGGTATTCCTGTCCGCATTCCCCGCAGAGCAGGATTCCCGTCAGGGCATACTCAGAGGAATATTTGCTCTTCATGTTCTTCTTTCTTGTGACTGCTGATTTGTTGACGGAAGCCCTTCTTGCCAGTTCCTCCTGTACTCTGTAAAAAAGGTCTTTCGGTATGATTGCCTCATGGTCATCCTCCACATAATACTGTGGCACGATTCCTTTATTCATGACCTTTTTCTTGGTCATAAAATCCACCGTATATGTCTTCTGCAGCAGGGCATCGCCCATGTACTTCTCATTTCGGAGCATTTTTAACACAACCGTATCATGCCATTTTTCCAATCCGGTTGCCGTTTTTATCTTCTGCTCTTCCAGATATTTTGCTATCTTTCCTGTACTGTATCCCTCCAGATAAAGCCGGAAAACCAGCCGGACAATTTCTGCCTCTTTAGGGACTATGACCAGGTCTCCGTTTTCGTTCTTGGTGTATCCCATGAATTTGTTATGGTTGACAATGACCTTTCCCTTTTCAAATTTCCTTACCACGCCCCAGCGGGTGTTCTCGCTGATGTTCCGGCTTTCCTCCTGCGCCAGACTGCTTAGGATGGTAATCAGGATTTCCCCGGTTCCATCCAGTGTGTTGACGCCCTCTTTTTCGAAGACCACCGCCACATTCTTTTCCTTCAGTTTGCGGATGGTCAGCAGGGAGTCAACGGTGTTTCTGGCGAAACGGCTGACAGATTTCGTCAGTATCATGTCGATTTTACCGCTTTCTGCATCTTTAATCATGGCCTTGAAATCGTCACGCTTCTTGGTGTTGGTGGCACTCTTTCCGTCATCGGCATAGATGCCCGCCAGTTTCCAGTTCTCTGTTTCCTGTATCTTTCTGGTGTAGTATTCCACCTGTGCCTCATAGCTGCTTTCCTGCTCCTCCAGCTCCGTGCTGACCCGGCAGTAGGCCGCTACCCGCAGTTTCTTCTCTGACAGCTTGATGCTTCTGTCATACTGGGGTTTTGCCGGAATCATGGATACTTTCTTTGGGACTGCTGTAGCCGGCATATTTCCTCCTTCCCGGATACGGATGGCAGGATTTTATTCCTCTCCGTATCCAATCTGTATACTGTTGTTATTGTGAAAAATGACTTTGACCGAGTTATCTTTATATACCAAAATCTGTTTTATCAGCTTCCGGTACAGTTCCTCGTCAAATTCTGTGATTTCTTCCCTGCCGGCAAGTGTCTCTTTCATCTCCTCTGAGTGGATGTCCTCATCCCTTACCTCAAGGGTTTTGTAGCGTTCCACCGCCCGTTCAAAAATCAGTGCTGTCAGTTCCTCCGTACCGGTTTCTCCGGTGCAGGGCTGCCCGGTATCCATATCCGTATCTGCACCCTCTTCTAAAACTGCTTTTCTTATATTCTCCAGCCGTGTCTCAAGTTTCCGGTATGCAGGGCTGATTTGCTGCGGCTTTTCTTGGTACTTCTCCGTCAACTCCGGGTTCTGTATCAGGCTGTTGATGGCATGGATGCACACCTCTTCCACCTGCCTGTCCAAGATAAAGCCGCCTTTGCAGGTTACTCTGTTCTGATACACATAGTTCTTGCACTTCCACTTCGGAATCTCGTTCTTTCTCTTTTTGTTGTGTGCCTGAATATGGCTGTAAACGCTGCCACATTCCGCACATACTAAAACCCCGCCAAATAACAGCCGTTCCCTCTTTTCCGGTCTGTGCTTTCCCCGGCTTCCTTCGATTCTTACCTGCTCCCGTCTTTTATGGACTCTGTCAAAGAGTTCCTTCTCTATAATCTGTGGATAATACTCCGTTCCCAGATAGTTATGATTCTCCAGGATTCTTCCTATGGAAGCATGGGTCCATGCCACTCTTCCATTTGCATTTTTCACACCCAGCCCCTTCAGACTCTTCGCAATCTGCCATGTGGATATACCGCTGTCATAATCCCTGAAAATCTGTTCCACCAGTTTTCTGTGTTCCTCATAAACTTCGATTTTTCCGTTTATGACCTTATACCCGATTGGTGTATGCCACTGCATCCGCATCCCCTCCTTCCTCTTCCGTCAGTCTCAGCCCGTTATGCAGGCAGAAGGTGATTTCGTGGGTTAGGGATATCCGAATTTCTTTGACTGTGAGGTCAAACAATTCCTCGTTAAATTCCTTTTGGTATCCTTCCTTTTTCAGAAGCCCCATGAGCTGCTCGGTCCTTACAATCTCCTTTGTCCGTTTCTGCTTTCTGGCAAGAAGTGTTTTCTTTCTCCTGCATTCTGTCAGCCGGTGTGCCAGCAGATTGTTCTTTTCCATAAAAAGAGCAGAGTCCATATATCCCTTCTTCATGACTTGATTCAGGATTCGGCTCTGCTCGCTCAAACTATTTATTTCTCTATCCAGTTGTTCCATTTCTTCGGTATCCGGCTGGTTTGCTACCAGCCCGGTCAGTGCTTTTAGCAGGGGTTCTAACACAGTTCCCTGATTGGTGTACAGCTTATTCCACATGGTGATAAATGCCTGCTGCAGCATATCCTCCCGGATTGCCTTCATCTTGCAGCTCTCCTTATCCTCCACATGACGGTGGCAGGTCCAGATAATCTTTTCATAAGGCTTTCCGATGTATATCTTCTGTCTACGGAAATGGCTTCCGCATTCCCCGCAGATGATTCTGCTACTGAATAAGTATCTGTTTTGGCACTTCTCTCCTCCCATATGAAGGGTTCTGCTCCGGTACTCCATGATGCTCCGCACTGCCTCCGCTTCTTCATGGGTGACAATCGCCGGATGTGCATCCCTTGTCAGATACATTGGCATCTGCCCGGTATTTCCCCTTCGGACAAACGGGAACTGCTTTTCTGTGTATGTCCTCTGCCGCAGGGCATCTCCCTCATATACCGGATTCTTCAGGATTTCCTTAATCACGCTGTCCTGCCACTGCTCGCTCTCCCTTATGGTCGGGATATTCTGCTCATTCAGCATTTTACTGATGAGGTATGTTCCGGTACCGTTTAGGTAGGATTCAAAAATGAACCTTACCACTTCCGCTTCTTTTTCTTCGATCATCAGGTTCCCATCCTCATCCTTCCGGTAACCGTATGCCGGGGTTCCGACAATAAAGGTTCCCTTCTCAAACCGGCTGATAACCGCCCAGTGGTTGTTTCCTGAAAAATCTTCCGATTCTCCCTGTGCCACCGATGCCATGATGGTGAGCAGAAGCTCGCTCTTTTCTTCCAGTGTGTTGATATTCTCTTTTTCAAAGGTAATCCCCACGCCGATGGCTTTCAGCTTTCGTATGGTCTGGATGCATTCCACCGTGTTCCTTGCAAACCTTGTGATGGATTTAGTCAGTATCAGGTCGATATCGCCGTATTCACAGGCGGCTATCATTGCCTTGAAATCATCCCTGTCTTTGGCTTTGGTTCCCGTGATTCCTTCGTCTGCATATACCCCGGCAAATTCCCATAGGGGATTGCTCTGTATCTTTTTCGTGTAATACTCCACCTGTGCGGCATAGGAATCTGCCTGTGCCATATTGGCCGTACTCACTCTGGCATATCCGCATACCCGAAGTCTCGGTTTCATCTGTGTATGTAGACTCTCGGAAACTGACGGAATGACCGTTACTTTTTTTGCCATGTCTGTCTCTCCTTTCCTTATTTTTCAAGGGTTTCCGCCCCCTGTTAGCAACATACACTACCACACAAGTTTCAATATATCTAGTCAAATGGGCACATTTGACTTGTTATTTACAGATATACTTTGGCAAGTTCCGGAGAAAAGGTTTCTATGTTCAAAACATTGATTTTTTCTCTTTCTTCCTCGCTTATCAGACCGCTTTCCTGCATCTTTGAAAGCAGATGTGAAGCAATCTTATACATGACCTCATTGGCTCCCTGCTGCATATTCCCCATACCGCCTTACTCCTTCCTCAATCCCTCTGATAGCTTCCGGCTGTGTTTACTGCCATTGCAAAAAGCACCAGTGTTCCAATCACAACTACGGTTGCTGCAATCCCTATTCCAACTAATACCCGCATCTTCCATTTCCTCCATTTCACGAATACTAAACTCAAACCTCTGTTACGAACACTTTTTCCTACATCATGGCACACTCTGCCATCGTCACTGCCTCATCCTCTGCAGCAAAGAAAGCATCTGCCACATCACGGTCTACCATTGATATTGTCAATATTGGTTGACACATTTATCTCAAAGATATCATTTCCTATG